AGCACCACCTGTCGTATATCCGCGCCAACCGCTTCAAGCCCTACATGGGCACGGGCGAAAACAGCATCATCCAGGTCAAGGAAGATTTGACCAAGAAGCCGGGCGATGCGATCACCATCCCGCTTGTGGGCGCCCTGTCCACCTCGGGTGGGCCGAAAGACCAGACGACTACTCTGGTCGGCAACGAGCGCGCGCTTCCGAATGACGGCCATCAGGTTTCGCTCAAGCTGGTGCGTGACGCTGTGGTCGTTGATGTTGTCGAGGAACAGGTTTCCCCGATTGATATCCGCGAAGCTGGCCGCGTGTCGCTCAAAGACCTGCAAATGCGCTACCTGCGGAATGATATCATCACCGCACTCGGCAGCATCGGCGGGATTGCTTACGGCACAGCCTCGGCAGCGCAGAAGAACGCATGGAACGTGGCGAACGCAGACCGCGTGCTGTTCGGCAACGCCAAGTCGCTCTACAACGCGACCCATGCGACCGCGCTTGCCAACGTGACCTCGGCAATGAAGCTGTCGAAAGCCGTCGTGTCGCTGATGAAGCGCATTGCGCAGACGGCGGTGAACGCGAACGGCGACGGTATCCGCCCGTTCAAGTCGGAAGGTGACAACGAAACCTTCATGATGTTTGTCGGGACCAACGCTTTCCGCGACCTGAAAACCGACATCGGCACCGAGTGGAAAGACGCCATGGAGCGCGGTCGCGATAACCCGCTCTTCGTCGGCACGACCTCGATCTACTGGGATGGCGTGGTTATCCGCGAAATCCCCGAGATTGCGGCCATCGGCAACGTGGGTGCTGCTTCGGCTACCGTGGCGCCGGTCTACCTCTGCGGCGCGCAGGCTCTGGCTTCGGTCTGGGGCATGCGGACCAAGACCACGACCCGCAAAGAGGACGACTACGGCCTGAAAGCCGGCATCGGCTTCATGGAATACCGGGCTGTTGACAAGCTGCGCTATGGCTCGACCGGCGCTGACTGGTCCATGGTTACCGGCTTCGTCGGCGCTGCTGCTGACGCGTGACAATGACGGGGGCGGCTTCGGGTGCCCCCTTCTCTTTGCGGGGGTTGTTCCATGAAAACACGCGCTGAAATCATTGAACAGGCTCTGAAACTGGTGGGCGTGCTGGCCGAGGATGAAACCCCGACCGCATACCAATACAAGACCACAGGCGACACGCTGGACGGCATCTTCGCCGAGCTACAGGTTGACCCGCTCGCGCCGTTCTCGCCCGTCTCTGGCGTGCCTGACGCGGCGTTTACGGCATTGGCAAGGTTCCTGGCTGCGGAGATCAGCCCGGCGTTTGCTGCGACCGCGCCAATGTCCAGACCATCGGCCTACATCCGCATTGCTGCGCTGATCCGCCCAGATGACCGGGTGGAGGAAGATACGCCCGAGGATTACGCCTAATGGAAGTCGAGTTTGTCGGCCAGTCGGCGCGGGATCGTGACAACATCGCGGCGGCACCTTCGCGGCTTGTGAATTGCTACGCCGAGCCCCATGCCGAGGGTGGCCGGGTGCTGAAATCGGTTCTTGGGATGCAGCCCAAGGCGCAGATGACGGGCGTGTTTGTCCGCGCATTGGAGACAATCGCCGGGCAGATTTACGCGGCCTGCGATGGGCGGCTGTGGCGGATTGATGCGGACGGAACCGCAGGCAACCTTGGCGCCACGGATGATGGCGAAACCACGCTGAGCGGCAACAATGGGGTTATCGCGGTCACGGCGAACGGGAAATACTTCACCTATGCCAGCGGCACAGTGACTGAACGAACACCGCTTTGGGACGTGGGTTCTGCGTGCTTCATTAGCAACTACACGGTCCTGTCGCAGCTTGGCGGGCGTCAATTCCAGTGGTCGGACGTGGCGGATGCAACGGACCTTCCGGCGCTGAACTTCACCACGGCTGACGGGCGGGATGACAACATCGTCAGAGTGACAGAGGTTTCCGGCACGCTGGTGGTGATGAAAGAGCAAAGCCACGAGCTGTGGTATGTGACCGGTCAGGCCGGGGCCAACGCCTTCGCGCGGGCCTCTGGTGGCGTTCGAGATATCGGGCTGGCCGGGTTTAACCTGTTCACGAAGATCCTTGGCGGCGCGTTTCTGGTGGGTTCTGACGCACGGGCGCACATCGCCACGGCGGGGGGTATTCAGCCGGTCAGCATCCCGCCTGTGGAGACGGCGATCAAGCAATGCCGCCCGCAATACTGCTTCACCTATGAGGACGAGGGGCACACGTTTTGCGTGATCACGTTCCGCGACTGCGCGGCGTGGGTTTATGACGTGGCGACGAAGGAATGGCACGAGCGGGCATCCGGCGTGAACCTTGGCCCGTGGCTGGCGTCCTGCGCGGCCAAGATGGGCGGCGAATGGTATGTCGGGCGCGACGGCGGCGGGGTTGATCTCTTGGCCCGGACGAATAGCGACGGGGAAACGCCGCTTGTGCGTGAGGCAATCAGCAGGGCGCTACAGCAGGACGGCCAGCGGATGATCATTCGCGAGGTGGAGTTGTTTCCTCGGCAAGGCTTTTCGTCGGGCGCAATGACGCTGTTTGTGAGCCGTGACGGAGGTGTGACGTGGGGCAATGCCAGGCATCACACCATCGGGCCGGTCGGCAAATACGGGCAACGAGTGATCTGGCGTCACATGGGCCAGGCGCGGCGGTGGGCGTTCAAGATACGATGGACCGATGCGGCTGACGTGACGCTCTCCACAAAGGCGCGCATCGCATGACCCCGCTCTTGCCACAACAGCCGATTACTCAAGCGGGCGATCTGCCAAGCCGTGAGCTTCACGAGGCGTTTGACGCCATGGTGCGGATTGTCTCGGCGCACGAGGCGAAGTTCCGGGCGATTGCGGCCATTCTCGATCCTGCCGGGGGCGCGACGATTGACGCCCAAGCCCGCGCGGCGATTGCGGCGATTATCGACGCGGCGACGTGAGGATCACGGTTCACGAGGCGCGGGGCTACTTTGCCCACGTCTCACAGCAAGCCAAGAGCGACATTTCCCCGGACGATCTGCCCGAGGATGGCGTTCAATACTGGGCCGATAGCGGCGTCTGCGTGGCGCTGCATCAAGCCCACTGGCCCCGCGTCTGGATGGCGCACGTTGCCGTCAATCCGGCGGCGTGGGGGCACACGAAAGAGCCTGCCTTGCGCATCCTGGATGCGTTCTGGAAGGCGGAAGCACCCGAATTGATCGTCGGATGGACGAGTGAGAGCAACCGGGCCGCGCTCGCCTTTGCGCGGCGTCTTGGCTTTGTCGAATACGGACGCATGGACCTGCCGAGCGGGGGCGTCATTTGCCAGAAATGGAGGCCGCTATGGGCATAGGCGCCGCAATCGGTGGTATCGCGTCGGGCTTGATGGGCGCAAGGTCTGCCAGCAAGGCGGCGGATGCACAGACAGCCGCAGCGCAGCAGCAGATTGACCTGCAGCGCGAGATTTACCAAAAGACCAGCCGCAAATTCCAGCCATACTATCAGGCCGGGAACACCGCGCTTGATGCCTACATGTATGAGATGGGGCTTGGCGCTGCGCCTTCGGTCGGTGGTCGCCCGTTGCAGATCACCAAGATCATGCCGGGCGGTGGGAATGGTGGCGAGTGGGGCGGCAACATGTCCGACCGCCAGAAGTCCATGATGCAGGGCTACTGGGAGCGCGCTGGCGTCGATTTCAGCGGCGGCGGGGATGGCGGCGCATCGTTCAAGGTCGGCGGCAAGACCTTCGACACCATGGCCGAGGCGCGCAAGTATGCGACCGCCAATGCCAAGGGCGCGTCGGAGTATCAGGGCTTCACCGCGACACCCGGCTATCAGTTCCGCGTGGACGAGGGGAATAACGCCATCAACGCGATGGCCGGTGCGCAGGGCGGGCTGGTGAGCGGCGCGACGATGCAGGCTTTGCAGGCACGCGGGCAGAACCTCGCATCCGAGGAATACGGCAACTACATGAACCGGCTTTCGGGCCTGACGAACATGGGTATGTCGGCGGCGGGCAACCAAGCATCGGCGGGCGCCAACTATGCCAGCGGGGCGA